ATTCTCCATTGTTCGAGGGCAGGGGCAAGCCGTTACTCGATACCAAGACCGACAGCATTGACGCTTTGGACGAAACGATCAGCCAGTGGCAGGAAGCGTTAAGACAGGGCAGAATTAAGCGATATATCCCGGAAAGCATGATTCCCAGAAACCCACAGACAGGAGAACCCTTGCCAATCAACCCGTTTGATAATCAGTTCACCGCATTGGCGGACAGCATGAGAGAAGGCAGTGAGTCCAAGATTGTCACCGAGCAACCAACAATTCAATATCAAGGCTATGTCAATACGTACTTGAATAACCTTGACATGTGCTTGCAAGGCATCGTCAGTCCGTCCTCGTTAGGGATTGATGTGAAGCGCATGGACAACGCAGAAGCGCAAAGGGAAAAGGAAAAGACCACCCTGTACACGAGGGATAAGATCATCACCACCCTCCGTCAGGTGCTTCCCGTATTGGTATCCTCCTGTTTGCATGCTTATGCGACTTTGCACGAATTGACCATCGGCGGCGACTTCGAGGTCAGTATCGACTTTGGCGAATATGCCAACCCGTCCTTTGAGGCGCAGGTCGAAACCATCGGCAAGGCGGCAGTCAGCAACATCATGAGCATTGAGGCGCAGGTCGAGGAACTTTGGGGCGACACCAAAGACGATGAATGGATTGAGGACGAGATCAGGCGGATCAAGGCCGAAAAAGGCATCATCGAGTTGGAAGAACCGACTATGGTACCTCACGGCTTTGCGGAAGAAGTGACTGAAAGCTAATGTTCGGCTGGATTGATTGGGTGATTGCGGTCCTCATGGACTTGGAATTGAGCCTTTATCGGTCGATGGGGCGAAACTTACAGCGTCATCGACTGGAACAAGAGCGGCTGGGCTTCCGCTGGACACAGTGGCAAGCGGTCCAGCTTCGAGGATTAAGACGGTTCCGGCGCAAGTTATCCCGTGAAGTGGACATGGTCTTTGACGAACTCATGCCGGAAATCGAGAAAAACATTGAACTGGCGTACCTGTCAGGTCAGGAAACCTTTGACAAAGCCATTCAGGGCGCACAGGACGCAGGAATACGGCTTCAGCCCGTATCGGTCGAGAGTTTTGCCGGGGTGCACGAGGAACGCCTTAAAACGGTCATTCTGGACGTGAGGAGCGATATGGACAAAGCCCGGTACGGGGCGGCGCAACGAGCCGGGGCGATTTACGAGGATATTGTCAAACGTGCGGACGTGGCTTTTCAGACAGGTACCATGACTTTGCTTGACAGCGTGGAGTACGCCACCAAAGAAGCGGCCAAACAGGGACTGAACGCCATCGAATACGAGGACGGCAAGCGTGTCAATGTATCCAGCTATGTTGAAATGGCGCTGAGGACAAGCGCAAGACGGGCGGCCAATGAAGCGGAAGGCGTGAAACGTGAGGAATGGGGCATTTACACGGTTATCAGCCCGACCTTGCACAGCACGTGCGACACCTGCCAGCCGTGGCAGGGCAAGGTCCTGATTGATGACGTGTTCTCTAAAGGCAAGCCGGACGGCAAGCACCCGATGTTATCAGAAGCCATGAAACCGCCGTCGCATTTTCAGGGACCGAATTGCCGCCACCCGTTGACGGTCTACATCCCCGGCGTGACACAGATACCGAAACAAAGTGACTTCGACCAGACCAAATCCAATTATGAAGCCGAACAACAACAGCGATACATTGAGCGCAAGATCAGGGAGTGGAAGCGTCAGGAGGCATTGTCGGTCAACAAGGACGAAAAGGCAAAGGCGGCCTTAAAAGTCAAAACGTGGCAAGCGGCCATGAGGGAGCATTTACGGCACCAACCGCAGTTAAGGCGAAACCCACAGCGTGAGAAGTTGTTGGATTAAAGAAACCGCATATAGGCGTTTATAATAGAGTTTGAGCAATCACAGAGTACGGCGCTATAAGCCGGAGCCGACGGGCAGAAAACGGATCAGGAAAGGAAACCAACATGCTTGACAAACAAGAGGGTGTACTCGACACCGCAAACGAGGAAGCGACAGCCGAACAGGCGGGGGGTGACGGCAACCAAGAAGCCGGAGGTAACATCGAACAAATTGATATGGCGGAAGCTGAACGGATTGCGACCGAGAGGGAAGAACGTGCGACACGGGGTGCCCTGACCAGTTACTTCAAACAGCAAGGGTTATCAGAGGAGGAAGTGAAACAGGCATTGGAAGCCTACAAAGCACGTCAGGCGGAAACAAAAGCCGCCGCCCGAAACGATCTGACGCAACTCCAAGCGCAATATGACGCTTTGGAGAAGGAGAAACAGGCGATCATGGTACAGGCCAACCAACGGCTCGTCCGGTCGGAAGCGATGATGCAGGCCCTGTCCATGCAGATCAGGCCGGACCGGGTCGAGCATGTCATCAGGCTGGCGGACTTGTCTGCCATCGGACTAGACGAACAGGGTCAGCCGGATCAAGCGGCGATCTCTGCCGCATTGGAGCAGGTGGTCAGTACGACACCCGAATTCAAGGCATCGTCCGGCGCAGACGAGGAAGGCAAGCCCGGTTTCAAGATCGGCGCAAGTGACCAGCAACAGCAAATGAAAGACGCAGAACTGGCTAAAATTTTCAAGGTAGATTAGCAGTCTGAAAAAAGAAAGGGAATAATTATGGGTACTCCTGTAAACAATTTTAGTTATGCACAGCGGTTTGAGGAAATGCTGTCGCAAAAATACTCGAAGGAATTGGCATCGTCCGACCTGACCGATCAGGGCGTGAGCTTTGTCGGCGCGAAATCGGTCAAGATCCCGAACGCCATCATGGGTGGCTACAAGCCTCATGACCGTGATGGTGGCTTTGGGCGTGGGTCGGTGACACTCTCTCACACCCTCAAGGAACTGGAATACGACCGGTCAGTCGAGTTCTTCGTTGATGCGATGGATGTGGACGAAACCAATCAGGCGGCCACGGCGGCCAAACTGACCAACGTGTTCTTGGAAGAACAAGCGATCCCCGAACTGGACGCTTACCGTTTCTCCAAGTTATATGCACGTTACATGGCGGCAAGCGGAACGGTCGATGATGCGGTCCTGACCGTGAAAAACGTCCTTTTGAAGTTTGACGAGTTCATGGAAGCGATGGACGAGGCCGGTGCACCTGCGGACGGTCGTATTTTGTACGTCACACCGAGGGTGAACACGCTGATCAAGAACGCGGTCGGCATCTATCGCACCTTTGGGGTCCAGTCCGGTGCCGGTGCGGTTGATCGTGCCGTATCCAGCCTTGATAACGTCAAGATCGTGTCCGTTCCTGCTGGACGGATGCGTACGGCTTACGAGTTTGATGATGGCTACACACCTGACGGTGGCGCGGATTACATTAACATGATCCTCTTGCACCCGTCGGCGGTCATTGCCGTGCAGAAGCACAGCGCCATTTACCTCTGGCCGGCTGGAAGCCATCAGCGTGGTGACGGCTGGTTGTACCAGAACCGCAGATACGGCGATCTGTTCATCTTCAACGAGAAGAAAGACGGGATCAAGATGAACGTGACTTCTGATAGTCCTTCACCTCCGCCCGAACCTGTCGTTCCTGATGTTTACGCCTATGCTTTGTCGGCTGACGGCGCAGACAGTGGAGCCGGTGCGGCGGCAAGCACCAAGGTTGAGATTGCCCTCAACCCCGGATACAAGACGCTTGAATTGACCGACCTCGCCATTACCGCTGTGTCGCCCGGCCAGTTGACCGATGTGACCATTGGCGCGTTGGCGGCGGCATCCGGCGTGACGGATGGAACCAAGTACGAGCTGGCCATTTCAGCGGTGGCTGAAACCACCACATTGAAAATCGAGATCGAAACCGATCCGGAGGTCGAAATCTTTGTGGCGGCTGACCAGACCGTTGAGGTTTACAAGGGTTCAGAGTAAAGCGTGATCGGCTTGAAAGGAGGCTGGAATGCTGAAGGCGATTAAAGAGAACGTGGTTTACACAGTCACGGAACAGACAGCGGCACGTTATCAGGCAGACGGCTTTGACATTGTTGAAGAACTGCCTGATGGCAGTCGTCGGATCGTCCAGCACGGCGCAGGAAAGGTCATCCCTTACGACCAATATCTTGCGGTTGAGGCTGAAGTGAAAAGGACACGTGCGGAACTGAAAGCCCTGCGAGGCTTGATTGAGGCACAGACCAAACAGAAGAAAGCGCCGGCCAAGAAACCGGCCAAGAAATAAGAACGGGGGCAGGCATGGCTTACGCTGACAAGACGTTTTATCAGTCGACCTACAAAGGCACGGCCATCCCTGCCGCTGATGTTGAGGCGGCTTTGGACAGGGCGGCACAGTCGATTGACATGGCAACCCGGTACCAGATAAGAGAGCTGGAACGCTGGCCGGACTTCACGCAGAACCAGATCAAGATGGCAAATTGCGCAGAAGCCGATCATCAGCACCAGTTCGGCGACGCAGAGGATATGCTGGACATGGCCGGAGGCTACTCCATCGGTGACGTGTCTGTGTCAAAGGGCGGTGCCAAATCGGGCAAGGGTGCGGTAGCGGAACATTTTAGTCTGTCGAAAAAGGCGATGATGTTCTTGCTTCCAACCGGGCTGTTAGATCGGCGTTTACGGTGAGCGGCATGAAACTTCCCTACTTCAAGCAGTTGTGGGATGTGATTGACGCCACCATCACGCTTTATGGCGGTCTGGGCGAAGACGGCGGTGCTGAAACGGTCGGGGCATGGTCGGGCAAGGTGAACTTGTCCGAGAAGGTCAGGCGTGTGCAGGACGGGAACGGTCAGTGGATTGCGTTGTCGGGCGTTCTACACATCGAGGGGGATGTCCTCCC